ATCAAAGAATTAAAAAAACTTAGTGTTCGTAGAGAGATATTTGCTACTGGTAAAAAAATATCAGATGAAATGAAAAACATCAATACAGATGTGCCATATTTAGAAATCATTGAATTAGCAGATCGACTCTATAACGAAAAAATAAATTTATTTGAGGTTGGTGACGATGTACCACAAAACATCTATGAAGAAATGGAAGGTTTTATTGAGGAGCGTGGCAACAACCCTATCGATGAGTTTGGTATGTTTGGCCCACATGAAAAAGTAAATGAAATTTACGGCTCTTTGTTGCGACCAGGAAATATTACAGTTATCGTCGCCCGTTCCGGTGTTGGTAAAACACAATTTTGTATGGATTACGCAACTAAAGTTGCACTTAAATACGATGTGCCGGTTTTACATTTTGATAATGGCGAGATGAGTAAAGAAGAACTTATCATTCGTCAGTGTGCCGCACTTTCTGGCGTAGCCTCTCATTTACTTGAAAGCGGAAAATGGAGACAAGCTGGAGATGAGGTTGTTCAAAAAGTTCGCTCTGTTTGGTCTAAGATTAAAAAGCTTAAATTTTACTATTACAACGTTGGTGGTATGGATGTAGATTCTATGATAAACACATTAAAAAGATTTTATTATTCTCAAGTTGGTCGTGGCAACAAAATGATTTTTTCTTTTGACTATATCAAAACATCTTCAGATAAACAATCTGGCAACAAATCTGAGTGGCAGATGGTTGGAGAAATGGTAGATAAATTTAAAAAATGTATACAAAAAGAAATACTTGAAGATAGTTTACCAGTTATACCTATGATTACATCAGTTCAGTCTAACCGTAGTGGTATCACTAATAATAGAAACTCTCAAAATATTGTTGACGATGAATCTATTGTTTCCTTATCAGATAGAATCACACAATTTTGTTCTCATATGTTTATTCTAAGACAAAAAACAACAGACGAAATAGCTGACGATGGATCTTCTTTTGGTACCCATAAACTTATCAACGTTAAAGCTAGACACTTAGGCAAAGACATTGCGGGTGCTTGTGAGCCAGTTCAAGTTGGCGACAATCTTCGTAAGAATTTTATCAACCTTCAGTTCAGAAACTTTAATATTACAGAGTGTGGCGATTTAAGAGACATAGTTGCTTTTAGAAATACTGGAGGCGACTTAATTAACACACAATCTGATTTACCTTCATTCGATGACCTATAAAGAAACATTAGAAGAGCTTGGTTATATGCTTCAAGATTGCGGTTCGCATTGGAGAAGTAATGCTTTATATAGAAGTGGAAAAAACAAAACTGCTCTTATAATATACAAAGACACTGGTGTTTGGAAAGATTTTGGCGCAGACAATGAAGCCAAACCTTTTTCTGCGTTAGTCAAACAAACCTTAAAGACTGAAGATCCAAATATACTTAAAAAATATGTTGGTCAAATATCTATACCCACAGACTTAAAACAAAAAGCAGAAGAAAAAATAGAAATGGAAAAAATATACCCAAAATCTTCTTTAGAAAAACTTTTGCCAATTAGGACTTTTTATAATGAAAGAAACATATCAAATGAAACACAAAAAATATTTGAATGTGGTTATGCCGGCAACGGTAAAATGTACAGACGTATAGTTTTTCCTATTTATGATTTAAATAATCAAATACATGGATTTTCTGGTAGGACTGTTATAGACGGTGAAAACATTCCAAAATGGAAACATATGGGTCGTAAAACAGATTGGGTTTACCCACACCATCTTGCGCACGATAATATAGAAGAATCTAGCGAGGTTATTTTAGTAGAAAGTATTGGCGACTGCATGGCTCTTTATGAAGCTGGTTTTAAAAATGTTCTAATGCTTGCTGGTTTAGATATATCATCTAAAGTTATGTCTTATCTCAATAGTTTTAACTTGGATAGAATTGTTGTATCAATGAACAACGATAAAGATAAAGAAACTAATTCTGGTGGGATAGCTACAATCAAAACTGTTGCTAAATTATCGCAAATATATGACCTTGATAGAATATGTGTCAACCCACCACTTGCAAATGATTTTGGGGATATGTTACAATCAAACTCATCTAACATTGATATATTTTCTAAGTGGCACAATAGAAAATGCAAATGGAATCTATCGGACGAAAAAACACAAGACTGGATTAAAGAACAAATCAAATCAACAGACGTACTACGAAAAAACGGCAACTGCAAAAAATTAATAAAAATTTTAAATTCGTGAAAAAGGTAGTAATATGGAGAGTCCTCTCAATAGTTCTTTGTACCCTAATGGCCAGACTATGGTTTGGGGATTGGCATGTTACCCTTTTCGGTATTTTCATTTCGTTTGTCATGACTATTGTTCATTACTATTTCGAAAAAATTTGGGACATCTATGGAAGTTAAGTTATCAGCAAGCCGTATAAAGACTGCGCAATCTTGTAGTTGGTTATATTGGTCTAAATATAAATTAAAATTACCAGAACATGGTAATGATGGGGCTAGACGGGGTACTGTTTGCCATAATGTTTTTGAGCATCTATCTAAACAAAAAACTAAAAGTCAATTTAACAAAATAGTTAAAGCTAAAGACCCTTTCGCATGTAAAGCGGTTAAAGATTTAATTATGTCCGATGCTACAGAGCTTGGTGTTACAGATGAAGATAATATGACACTTATCAAGGATATGATTCTTAATGGTTTAAGTTGTAATTTTCACGGAGAAGAATTAGGCATACCAGATGAAGCTCATGCAGAATTAGATTTTGACATAGAAAAAAACGGTTATCACATAAGAGGTTTTATAGACCAGTTGTTTTTATACAAAGATAAAAAGACTGCTATAATTAGAGATTATAAAACAAGTAAGAAAATGTTTGAGGGTAAAGAAAAAGACGACAACCTTCAAGACTATATGTACTGCTTGGCTGTTAAACATTTATTCCCAGAGTATGTAAATAGAAATGCAGAGTTTTTATTTTTAAAGTTTGATTTAAAGAAAAAAGGTTTAATGAAAATGAGACCACTAGATGAAGATGATCTAGAAGGTTTTGAAATGCAGTTGGCTAACATCCAAGATTATTTAGAAAATTTTGATGAGTGTGATGCTGTTGGTAACTTTGCATATGATAAAGGATTTCCAGATGATGGCACATTCAGCGGTAAACTTCAATGTGGCTTCGCAGAGAAAAAAGGACAGCTTAAAAAAGATGGTTCTTTAATGTGGCACTGTCCATTTAAATTCGATTTCTTTTATGTTGAAATATTAGACGCAGAAGGCGTACATATTTCCTCTTGCTTCCAAGATGATTTTGATAAAAGCATGGTGCCCGAAGGTGGTAAGCATTCAATTAAATATTACAAAGGGTGTCCAAAACATTTATGAAAAAATTTAAAGTTACAAAAGACCAACTAGATAGAGCTAAAAAACTTTTTGATTTCAAAGAGTTAAACAACAGCATTACAAAAGGCGAAGGTAATCTTGCGGGGGCTGTTGGAGAAATTGTAGTTAAAGATGCGTACAAAGGAACTGGTGAGAACACATATGATTATGATACAATTATTAAGGATTATAAAATAGATATAAAAACAAAAAAGTTCTCAGACCAATTTACCCCAAACAAAGATTGGAACTTAAATGTATCTGACTATAATACTAGGCAAAAGTGTGATGCCTATTGCTTTGTTGGCGTTAATGAATCTAATACCATAGCGTATGTTTACGGTTTTATGAAAAAGAAAGATTTTTACGATAAAGCTGTATTCGGTAAGAAAGGTCAGATAGACCCTAGAGGCAATGGTAAGTGGAAGTTTAAATCTGATTGTTATAATATTTTAATTAAAGATTTAGCGATATAGACTTGACAAATCAATATTACCATCTATATTGGTAGTATGATTCCATTCTTTAAAACACATTCATCTATCGGCAAAAGCATTCTACGAATAGATGATGTACACGAGTTAACAAAAGACTTTGAAGAAGTTCATTTTGTTGAAGATAGTATGACGGGTTTCCCAGAAGCCTTTAGAAAGTTCGAAGATAGGTTACGTTTTGGTTTACGTTTCTCTATGTATAACGATGACCAAAGCGAAGAATCAGAAAGTAAAATGATCGCTTTTGCAAATGGTGATGCTGGTGCAAAAGAATTGTATAACCTCTACACCCAACAATCAGACACGAAGATCACAAGACCTTGGGACTCTACAAAAAATTTACAGTATGTTGTACCTTTTTACGATTCTTTCTTACATAAAAATTTAACAACCTTTTCTAATTGTGTTGTTGATTTACCTTTCGACATCCCATTTATGATTGAAGATAATAATCTTCCTTTCGATTGTTTGATTGAGGATAAAATTTTAAGTTATTGTAAGAATCACCCAAACGAACACTTTAACGCAAAGTCAATATATTATAAAGACAAAGAAGATGTTTTGGCTTTTCAAACTTATAAATTAATTTGTAACCGCAGGATAGGTAGAACTTATGATCTATCAAACCCTGGACTAGACCACTTTGGTAGTAATGAATTTTGTTTCGCATCATGGAAGAATTACTTAGGTACAACTTTAAACAACGCTATATAGTTTTTGATACCGAGACAGAGGGATTAAATTTAATTACCTCTAAACCTTGGCAGATAGCTTGGATTGAATGCGAGGGTAAAAAAGTTATCAAAAAACACAATCGCTTTATCAAATGGGATGACTTGAATGTCTCTCCAGATGCCGCACGAGTTACTGGGTTTGACAGAGATTATTACGAATCTGTTGCGGAAGATCCAATGGTTGTTTGGAAAGACTTTGAAAAAGTTTTGTATGGCAACAACATTGTTCTTGGTCACAATATTCTTGGTTACGATATTTACATATTAGGTGTTTGGCTAAGAAAGATGGGCGTAAGAATTAGTTATGAAAACTTTATTGGTGATCTTTTAGATACAAATATTTTAGCAAAAGCTATAGCAAAGGGAGACAAAAATCCAGGCAATGAATTACTTGCTTGGCAAATGAGATACCTTCACTTTAGGGAACGTGGTTTAAAAACAAATCAGAAACATCTGTTACAGCATTATAATATTGACTTTGATGAAAAAAAGTTACATGATGCGTTATACGATATAGAAAAGAACTTCGAAATATTTCAGAAACAAATATGGGAATTAGAAATTTAAAATCATTTAAACAACCAATGCCAGTTGGTGTTAGATTACCAGAGATCGAAGTAGAACAAAGATTCTATAATGAGCTAGGTATTTCTAATACATCATCCAACTACGATTTACTTCGTGAGTTATGCTTAAAAGGAGTTAAAGAAAGAGGTATAGATAAGTTAGAAAATAAACAAGAATATTACGACAGAGTTAAGATGGAGCTGTCTGTTTTAAAAGATTTAGGGTTTATTGATTATATACTTTTAAACTGGGATGTTTTAAACTTTTGCCATGAGAATGAAATACCAACTGGGCCAGGTCGTGGTTCTGCGGCCGGCTCGTTGGTATTATATCTATTAAAGGTCACAAATATTGATCCAATTAAGTATGATTTGTTTTTTGAGCGATTTGTATCTAAAAGCAGAGCCAAAAAGACCATTGTTGACGATATAACGTACCTAGACGGCTCTTTGTTGGCTGACGTGGACAATGACATCAGTTACGACAGAAGAGCTGAGGTAATCAAATATATTGAAGATAAGCATAAAGGTAAGACTTGTAAGATATTAACTTTAAACACATTAAGTAGTAAATTGTGTGTAAAGGAGTGCGGAAAGATCGTGGGAGGGTTCTCAGAAGAGGAGGTTAATGACATTAGCGCCTCTATTCCAAAACAGTTCGGGAAGGTATTTAAATTACAAAAAGCTTACGATGAAAGCGATAAGCTTAAAAAGTTTTGCGATGACAACCCAAAAGTATTTAACATTGCCAGAAAACTAGAAGGATTAAACAAGAACACTGGCGTTCACCCATCGGGGATTGCGATTAGCTTCTATAACATACAAGAAGTTATGCCTATGCAGAAAACCAATGACGGTAATTATGTATCTGGTTACGATATGAATGACGTAGCATCTTTGATGGTTAAATTCGACATCTTAGGATTAAGAACATTATCTGTTGTTTACGATACTCTTAAACAACTTAATATGGACATAGAAACTATAGACGTTGAGTCAGATAACATATATGAAAACTTCAAATTCATTGAGGCACCAAAGGGTCTCTTCCAGATTGAGGCGGATACAAATTTCAAAGCAGCTAGGAAAATTGCTCCTCGTAATCTTGAAGAGTTATCTGCCGTGGTTGCTATTGCCCGTCCTGGTGCTCTTGATTATTTAGATACATATGCGAGTTATGTAAAGACTAGCGTGTTTAATTCTGTTCACGAGTTTTTTGATGATATCTTATCATATACTGGTGGTATTCCTTTATATCAAGAACAGTTGATGAAGATGGCTGTTAAGGTTGGGTTCACACTTGATGAAGCGGAACAACTTAGACGTATTGTTGGTAAGAAAAAAGTAGATCAAATGCCAGCGTGGAAAGCTAAGATTGAAGAAAAGATTGAAGAAAATGATTTACCCAAACAAGTCGGTGATGTTCTTTGGAAAGTTGCTGAAGACTCAGCTAATTATTCATTTAATAAATCACACTCAATTAGTTACGCTACTTTGGCGGCTATAACAACGTATTTAAAATTCAATCATTCAAAAGAGTTCTTTTTATCCTTGCTTAAAATGACAAAGCATGAGCCAGATTCTCATGCCGAAATAGCTTTAATTAGCCAAGAGCTTTGTTTGTTTGACATGAAACTTTTGCCACCAGACTTAGCCAAATCAGATATTGAATTTTCTATTGAGGGTAAGAATATCAGATATGGTTTAAATAGTATC